TCATCCTTGCCAGCACACATACGCGTTGCCGGCGGTGCCGACGATATAGATGTTATTCGTCGGCACTTCGGAAGCCCATTCATAGCCGCCGCCACCGACAAACACCGGGATCCCCGTGGTAACGGTGACGCTGGAGTTCAGTCCCAACGACATCGGCGTAGTGGTCTGGTTGTCGATCACCAGATAATGCCGATTCGGATTCGCCGCGAGTACCAGTTGCGGCACGTTCGTCGTAGCGATGGTACCCCCGCACGACGAAAAGCTGACGCCCTGCGGCACCGTCCCCACCACCAGCGGATTGCTGACCGACGGCGGCGCCGCTACGCCGCTGGCGTTCGGCACCACAATCGCCGCTGCCGGCGCCCGGTTGATGCCGTCCGGCAACTGGTAACTGGACTGCGCCCAGGCGCACACCGGTGCCACGGCAAACAACACAAAAATTAGAGATTTCGTCATCTGTTCAATGCTCCCACCGCTCGCCCTAGACTCGTCACTTCCTCAATATTCCACCACAACCAGCCCATTCGCCCCGGCTCCGCTCGCGCATGCGCCGCCATATCCCCCGCCGCCGCCCGAGCCCGGCGCATGTCCGACTTGCTCGGCCCCCGCGGTCGTCGCCGCGCGCCCGCCGCCGCCAAAATACGAGGCTCCACCGTAGCCGCCCCAGCCGATACCGCCAGGTGAACCATCGCCGCCCATGCCGCCCTGGATGTTAAGTTGTCCGCCCGACCCGACGCCGCCCTCACCGCCCGGCGACGCTGTCGAACCCAGCGCCCCGCCATTGCCGCCGGCGCCGCTGCAATAGGATCCAAAGCTGCTCGTGGATCCATAGCCCCCGCCTTCGCCCGAGCTCGCCGCCTGGCCCGAGCCGCCGCTGCCGATGGTCACCTCGATGCTCTGCCCCGGCGACACGCCGTAAACCCCCTCGGCATAGCCCCCCGCGCCGCCGCCGCTTCCCGCCTGCGTCGCCGAGCTTGGCGCACCGCCTCCACCCCCGCCGACCAGCCTTACCCGCACCTGAGTCGTTCCCGCCGGCACGGTAAAGCTGCCGCTCGAGGTAAAACTCTGAATATTGGTGACTTGGATATTGGAGACCTGGGGCAATTTCAAATTGATGAACGGCGCGCCTGACACCACCGCGATGCTGCTGCTGGTTACCGAAGTTTGACCATAGGTCACGGTGACCACGTAGAGTCCGGTCCATCCGCTATCGGGGGACGGCGTCGTCTGCGTGCCGGCAACCGCAGGCGCTCCCGCCTTGGCCTGAAGTGCAACGGATTCCAGCAACTGCGTCGGCTGTGCGGCACTCCCCCCGGACGGTCCCGAAAATGGCTGGCTGGGATTAGCGGCGTTGTAATAGGCCAGGACCACCTCGTCGCTGAGCGCTTCCAACAGACTCGCCTCGATCAAATAATTCATCGCGTAGCCGGGGGTCGTGGGTGCTGCGACCGCAAAACTGGTCGGCAACGTGTTGACGCCCATCTTCACCAACGGCGCAGGATTGGCGGAGAGCGACCCGAAGGCGGCCGCATCGATCACCAGAAGAGTCGTGATGCTGCCTGGGGCTACCACCACCCCCATGCTCGCCGGCGAGGTCGGTGTGCACGCCAGCCCGTCGGCGACGATCGCGTTGCCTAACGTCGCACTGGTCAACGCTCCAAACGCTACCATCACATTTCGCTGTAATGTCAGCAGATCGGTATCGAGCGGAATCGCTCCAGGATAAACGATTTGTCGGTCCATGTAATGTCCTGAGGTTCAAATGAGACAGAAAGCATCTTCTTTTTTGAAAAAAAGAAGCAAAAAACTTTTGTCAATTACGCTGCGATTTTCACCCACGCCGTCGCGCACGCGGGCAACACCTCCGCCACCCGCTGATAAATCTCTGCGTCCGACACCTGCGTCCCGATCGCGCTGCCGCTCATCCAGGCAATCGCCCCGGCGCCGTAACCACCGCTCGCATCACCGTATCCGGCCAGATACGGCACACCGGCCTCTACCGCCCGATAGGCCGTGACAAAGAACTGATAAGGCATCATGGCGCTGCCCCAGCATCCAGCCACCCCATAGCCCATTCCATAGCTCGCCCCGCCGGATTGGCCCCACACACCGGTATCCGCCGGCCGCCACGGCTCCACGATAACCGGCGCTACGCCGGTAAGATCGATCAGCGTCGCCGTAACCGACGGGCGTGTCCCTCGCAGCCGCACCATCTCCAGCAGAATCCGCTGGCGAAAATCATCGTCGGACTCATTCAGCCGGCGCGGCAGATCGCTCCCAAAGAAATCCGTTGAGATCATGTCGAGCCAGTCGTCAGTGGTGGTCGCGATCCGAGTCTGCAGCTGGGTATAGGCGAGCATCCCATAAATTGTCGCCCACGCCGACCCGAGCCCCGTCGCCACCCCATCCAAGATTGGCGAGACATCGCCAAACCAGCGCGACGGCACTACCGCCTTTATCCGCGCCAGCATATCTGATCGGTCACCGATCATTTCAGGACACCGTCACGTTGCCGAACAGCAGCACGCCATTGGGCGGCGCGATCAGGTCCGCTGCCACGCCATTGATCGTCACCCCGTTCACGTTGGTAATCCCCGCCGCCGCGTCATAGGCCAGCTGGGCGATCCGCGTGATCGGCAGAATGCCACCCATTCCCAGCCCCGCGACATAGGTCTGGATCGCCTGTGTCACCAGTACCGCTGCCGCGGCGAGCCCGGTCGTGGGAATCGAAATGTTCAGCGCGACCACAACGGTCATCGCCGTTGGCGCAACCACGCTGAACGACGTCCCCACCGGCCGCACCAGATCGACCGCGCTCGCGACATTGCCGAGCAAAGCCGTCGGTGGTGCGCCCGAGCCGTCATCCACGGTCAGCACAAAATTCCCGGGCATTGCCGCCCCATTGACCGCGACGTTTTCCGCCAAATTCCACCGCAGTCCAGCCTGCGCCGAAGCCACCGCGAATCCCACCGCCACCGGCGTTGCGCACGACCTGCTGTCCAAAAAAGCCTGAAACCGCACCCGCAGCGCCGCGTCGGATTCGGCATCAAGCCCACCCGTCAGCGCCGCCGGATTGGTCACCCCGTCAACGCCGCCGATCGCCGAAGACAGCAGTTGAACCGCGCCCGCCAGTACGTTGCCCGCGGAGCCCACCAACTGCGCCTGCACCGGCACCGTCACCGACAAGCTGGTCGCCGGCAAAGCATAGGCCAAGGCCGCAGCCACATAAGCCGGATTGGTCGGATCGGCGGTCACCGCGAACAGCGACAATCCGTCGCCGGTGCGCACGATCGTACCAACCGGGATCTGGGTCGCATAACCGCTGAATTGCCGGTAGAATTGCACGTATCCGCTTGCCGCCACCGCGGACAAACGGCTTACGCCGTAATCCGCCATGAAACTATCCAGATCCGGCCCCACGCTGGTCGAAGCGCGCGTCATCGATAACACTTGCGCGATCAGCCATTGCACCCACAGCGCCACCGCGGCATTGGCCTCCATGATCGCCCGCACCACGCTGCCGACTGAAAAATCCAGCAGTTGCGCGCAGGCGCCCTGGACCGAGGCCGCCATCCCTTCGACCAGCGAGAGAAAATTTTGAAACTGCAAATTCACTCTTTAAGTTCCCACGGGAAATGAAAGGGACTGGGTGGCGCCACTTTCGGCGTCGACATAGACAATGCTAGCATAAACCCCGCCGGTCTGATCCGCAGTGACCGTAATTACCGGCTCCGGCACCGTCGCGATGCTCGCCTCATTGAAGATTTGCGAGCGAATAATCGCCTTAGTGGCCGAGATTTGCTGGGTTTGCCCGACCATCCCCGGCAATCCAGCGCCGTAGGTCAGCTGCCAGATATAATCACCGACGCTGGTAAGCAACCGCCGCAGCACCCGCTGCTGCGTCAGTCCATCGTTTGACGCCACCGCCAGATCGCCGGTCGGACCGATCGTTAGATCATTGCCCCACAAATGGGAAATATCCGACATGCGCTAATCCTGTTGGTTGGGAACGCTGGTCTCGCCACCTGAAACATTATGGGTGTGCTGATTATAAACCGACCGCAGCTGCTCCAGCGTCCCCTCGCCATCCTGAACATTCCCGGAAGCCGCGATATTGCCGGTGACTTGAAGATTGCCTTGAAATTCAAATTGCGTCGCCTGCGCCGCGATCGATCCGTCAGAGTGCAATTTCAGAAAACTGCCCGAAGCATGCACCATCCACAGCTCGCCCGAGGGTGCCTGCGGAGGCGACGCGCCGTCGTGCCAGATACTCCCCAGCACCACCGCGTTTTCCGGATCCCCCTCGTGCGGCAAGATCAAAACCTGATCCCCTGGAGTCGGTGGGCAACAAAGTCCCCACCCCACGCCGACCCAGCTCGACACCAGCGGTAGCCATCCGCTCAGCAAATTCTCCGGCTGAAACATCACCCGCACCGCCGCACGGGCCGGATCGACGCTGCTCACGATGGCAAACCGCGGCTTACCCGCCGCCAAATCCATCGACGCCGCCTGGCCCCGCAACGCATTAAGGAACCGGTCCATCATCCATTTCCCGCGATCGCGGCCTGGCGCCCCGTGCTCGCGGCGCGCGCCCGCAAGTGCTCGACAAATCCGTTGTCGGAATCGAGCACTCTTTCCACTTCATCCACGACATAGTTCTGATCGAAATCGAGACCTGTCCCGCTCAACGCCAGCTGATCGCGCGCCCCGATCGCGAATTCGCCAGGTATGCAGGCCGTCACCACACGTTCATGGCTTGAAAGCACCGAGGCTTCCCGGAGCGCCAACTGCTCGGCGTCGGCAATTTGCAAATTCGGCCGCACGAACACCTTTCGCCAGACCGCGGTACCTGCACCCGGCACCGACGCCGTCGGCGAATAACCCAACTTCGTCCGGCTGTTCCAGCTTCGCACGGTGATCTCGATATCCCCCGCCAAGCGTAAAGACCGTTCCAATTTCAGCGTAACGCAATCGCTCGGTGAGAGCGCCACCGCATCGGCGCTATTTAACGTCGAAGGGCCAAAGTAGAGCTTTGTTCCAGACACGTAAACGTCATATTCTTCTTCTGCCGCAAGCCATATCAACAGGTCCCAGCCGCTGCGCGCCTTGCCGTAATTCCCCAGCGCGGCCCGTGACCATTCCGAATTCCAGTACCGCCCGACTAATACCGTGGTCGACGTCACTTGCGCCGCAAGCCCCACATTTGCTGCCAATTGCGACGCAATGTCACTCGCGGTCAAATTCGGATAGCTCTCCTCGACCAGGTAGTCGATCAGCAGCGCGGTCAGATCGCGGCCTTCGATTTCCACCGTGCCGCCGGTTAGGTCGAATTCGATCAAATCGACTACGCCCAGGAAAAGCGAGTTCCATCCTCCGTCGATGCCAATCCGTACCTCCAGCCTTGAGGCCATCCAACCATTCCAATACCCCGCCGGTGCCGCGTTGAGCGCAAAGGTCACGAGCGCCCGATCCGCCGCCGAATAGGCGCTCTCCACGATTCGCGCTGCCAACACTCCCGGCACCGCAACTCCGTCCGCCAGCACCAAAATGGCGGGAGTCTGGGCCTCACTGAGTTGCAATCCCGCCTCCCGCCTGGCTGTTCTGGTCCGGAATTATCAGCGTAGTGAGCCCATAGATCATCGGGTCGCTGAGCCCATTCAATTCCGCGATA